GAACCTGACTTTGAAAATAATGGATATGATGTAGAAATTGTCTATGACATCATTGGTGGTAACATAGAAGCTCAACAGATAAAATTTATTTTGCAACCAACTAGGTAAAATGCCGTTATCAAACTTTTCAAACCTAGATTTCGATCAGGTTAAACAATCACTCAAAGATTATCTTCAGTCAAATTCCAATTTTACGGATTATGACTTTGAGGGATCTAACCTATCGACCATTCTTGATGTTTTAGCGTATAACACATACATTACTTCATATAATGCCAATATGGTTGCTAATGAAGTATTCCTTGACAGTGCAACATTACGAGAAAATGTAGTTTCGATTGCACGAAATATTGGTTATTTGCCAAAATCACGAAAATCTGCAAGAGCAACGGTTAGTTTTTTCGTTGATGTATCAACAGTATCACCTGCACCTATTTCTTTGACCCTCAAAAAGGGACCAATTGCGACTTCTCAGGGAACTTTTGCAAATTCTTCGTTTATTTTCTCGATTATTGATGATATTACAGTTCCTGTTGCAAATGGAATTGCTATTTTTAATAATATTCCAATTTATGAAGGTCCACTAATCACTCAAAACTTCACTATTAATTCTAGAGACTATAATCAAAAGTTTATTTTACCAAATTCTGGTATTGACACTGATTTAATGTCAGTTTTTGTTAGAGATAGTGAAACTGCAACGGCGGCAGCACGTTATTCTAGGCAAGATAACTTATTTGGGTCTAATAGATTTGCAAAAGTATACTTTTTACAAGAAGTAGAAGATGAACGGTATGAAATTTTGTTTGGAGATGGTGTTTTTGGGTATAAATTAAATGATGGCAACATTGTAACGGTAAATTATATCAGATCTAATGGTGATAGTGCTAATGGAGTCAGTAATTTTACATTTAATGGTCGAATTACGTATCAGAGGAATGCAACAGAGTATACTGTAACCGATGGAGTTTCATTATTAACGACTGGCATCTCTTCTTCTGGTGGAGAAAATATCGAAAGTGTAGAATCTATCAAAAAATTTGCTCCAAGATCATTTACGACCCAAAATAGAGCAGTTACATCTTTAGATTATGAAACTTTAATTCCATCAAAAATTTATCCTGAAACAGAATCTATTTCTGTGTTTGGAGGAGAAGAATTAGTACCTCCTCAATATGGAAAAGTTTTTATTAGCATAAAACCTAAATTTGGAGACTTTTTACCAAATTTAATTAAAGAAAACATTAAACAAAAACTAAAAAAATACTCTGTAGCAGGAATTGTTACAGAAATTCTTGATCTTAAGTATCTTTATGTTGAAATTGATTCAAAAGTTTACTATAACTCAAATTTAACTCCTTCTTCTCAGCGGGTTTCCTCAATTGTACAGAATAATGTTCAAAAATATGCAGAATCGACAGAATTAAATAGATATGGTGCAAGATTTAAATATTCCAGATTTCAAAGAATTATTGATGACAGTAATCAAGCAATTACATCTAATATAACTAATATCAGTATACGAAGAGATTTGAGAGTTGTCTTAAACACTTTTGCTGAATACTCTATTGGTTTTGGTAATCAGTTCCATATAAAGAGTCTTGAAGGATACAACATAAAATCATCTGGTTTTACTGTTAGTGGAATTCAAGAGACTTTATATCTGGGAGATGTTCCAAATTTTGATAATTTAACTGGAGATTTGTTCTTTTTTACTGTTCCAACGCTAACTTCTCAAAATCCCAGTATCGTGAAAAGAAACGTAGGAACAATTGACTATGCTAACGGTGTTGTAACATTGAATCCTGTAAATGTAACTTCAGGAAAAATAGTTGATGGACAACCTGTTATTGAAATATCAGCAGCACCTAAATCTAATGATGTAATTGGTCTTCAAGACCTATATTTGCAATTAGATATTGGAAACAGCACTTTTGATATGGTAGTTGATGATATTTCTTCAGGTGTTGACTCTTCCGCATCTACATACATAACATCTTCCAGTTATGCAACTGGTAACTTAGTCAGATCTGGAGGAAGAGCAGGTACAACTCCCCTCGCAGAAGCGCGAGCAAGGGCAGGTACTAGAGCAACTGCTACAAGTGTATATAATACTGGTATTTCGCCTACATCTGCCACACAGCAGGCGAATACGCCGTCTCAAACACCAACACCTTCCTCGTCTTCGTCATATTCGTCATCATCATCTTCTTCATCATCTTCTTCCTCCTCATCTTCTTCTTCCGGTTCTTCCGGTTCTTCAGGTGGCGGTGGTTACAGCAGCGGATACTAATACTTAAATTAAAATGACAGAAAAAAGAGTTCAACTTTCCAAAATCGTTAAGAATCAAGTTCCTGAATATGTCAGGTCGGATTTTCCTCTGATATCTGAATTTTTAAGAGAGTATTACAGAGGACAGGAGTATCAAGGTGGTCCAATTGATTTGATCAATAATATTGATCAATATAATAAAATTGATTCTTTTACGAATACAGTATCTTCTATTAAGTTAGAAAAAAATATTAGTGCTTCTGATAATGAAATTGCAGTATCTTCAACTTCAGGATTCCCGGATGAATATGGACTTCTAAAAATTGAAGATGAAATTATTACATATACTGGTAAGACTGCAACTACTTTTACGGGATGTATTAGAGGATTTAGTGGTGTTTGTGAGTATACAGATATCAATGAATTAGATTCAGTGTTATTTGAAACTACTAATGCTAAAAGACATAAACGGAATAATGATATTATAAATCTTAGCGTTCTCTTTCTATCCGAATTTTTAAACAAAAAGAAAAAAGAACTTGCATTAGGGTTTGATGATAGAGAACTTAGTTATGGAGTAAATCAAAATACCTTTCTTAAGCAGATAAGAAGTTTTTATGCATCAAAAGGAACTGAAGAATCTTTTAAAATTTTATTTAAAGCTTTATATGGAGTAAATGTAGAACTAATAAATCCTACAGAGTTACTTTTTAGACCTTCAGATGCACAATATGATCAAGTAGAAAGTTTGGTAATTGAACCCACTCTGAACGCAGATAAGTTTGATAACATTGAAAATATTACTATTTTTCAAGATAGACCTTCAAAATCATATGCACCTATTGCATATTCAGAAAGAGTAGTTGGAGATAGTGGAAAAATATATTATAGACTTGATATTGATGCTGGATATAATAGGGATATTACATTTGATGGAGCAATTTATGGGGATTTTAAAACAACATCAAAAACTAGATTATTAAACAAGGTTTCTATAGGTTCAACAATTCTTGATGTTGATTCAACAGTTGGTTTTGCTAAAACTGGCAATTTGAGAGTTACTTACAGTGACGGAACATCTGGGAATCTATACTATGGTTCTAAAACAATTAATCAGTTTAGAGATATTGATTTCATCTTTAAAGAAATTGAGGAAGAAGAATCTGTATCAGATAGTAATACTTTTGCATATGCAACTATAGATGGTGAGCGTGTTGAAGGTAATATTTCTTCAATAATTAATTATGCGGATATTCCAAGTGGTTCTCTTTATAATAAAAAAGGAATCTTATCCAGAGTAAAAACCATTGGTTTCAATGGTGAAGGTTATAAATTTAATAGTTGGATTTATAATCATAAAATAACTTTTACAGTTAAGTCAATATCTACAATTGATTTAACCGATAATACATACTCACTAGAATTAAATAATAAACAATATTTTCATGATGGTGATATTATTGATGTAATTGATAATTCTGGGGAATTAATAAGATCTGAAATTAAGTCTATTGTTAGTGATACTAAAATAGACCTTAGATCAGATTCTGAATTAGATGTTAATAAAATCTATACTATAAGAAAAAGAATTTCAAAGGGTATTGCACCTAATTTTAAAAATATAGAAAATTACCATTCAAACGTTCAGAACGTCTATAATGATTCCAATAATAATATTTTAGTAGCATCTTCATCCATACCATCAAAAGGAATCTCTATTGGTTCCATTGATTTAGATATCAATGGAACTTTTGAAGGAACTGAAGTTTCATTTACTAAAAATCATGGATTAAATACTGGAGATAAAGTTCAATATTATTCTGAAGTCATTTCAAGAAATTTTTATGATATAAATGGAAATAAGCAAACTGAAAATATTGAGGGAACTAAATTATTTGATGCTGGTGCTTATTATGTCAGTAAGGTTAATGATACTACTTTAAAATTTTCTATTAGTAAAGAAAATATTTTCTTTAAAAAATATGTTACGTTTGAATCTACAACAGTAAAAAATAATAAGATTAGATTATATGATTATTATGATCAAATTTTACAGGACCAGAAACTTTTAAGAGAAATTCCAGTACCATCACAGGAATCCTCAAGTATTATTAAAACTCGTCCAGGAATGACTGGAATTTTAGCAAATGGTGTTGAAATTTTAAACTACAAGTCGAGCAGAAATATTTACTATGGAGAAGTTAAAAGTATTGACGTAATCTCTTCAGATAATCAATTTGATATCATTAATCCACCAAATTTAATCATTGAAGATTCTAACGGAAGAGGCGCAAGTGGTTTTCTTGGAGTTACGGGTTCTTTAGATTCTATTAATATTATTAGTAGAGGATTTGACTATGAAGGAACTCCTACTATTAAAATATCTGGTGGCAATGGAAAAGGTGCCACTGCTTCAGTAAATATGAAGTTGTCTGACCATATTGCTGAATTTGATAGTACTATTATTAATAAAACTACCAACACAATTGGATTTTCTACATTTCATAAATTTAGGAACTACGAACAAGTTACATATAGGACTGCAAATCAAAGAGCAATTGTAGGATTGACGACCAATGCATCATATTACGTTGGAGTTGCAAATTCTACTCATGTAAAACTTTTCAATACTCGCAATGATGCTGCTGCCGGTATTAACACCGTAGACTTAACTGGGAATGGTATTGGTAGACATAATTTAAAAGCACTCCTTAAGAAGCGTCAGATAGACTCTATTAGTGTCATTGAACCTGGTGAGGGGTATTCTAACAGAAAGACTACTTCTCCCCACGTAGGCATCAATACAGCGCAAAATGCGATCACGTCTATTAATCATGGGTATATCACTGGTGATATAATCCAATATTATGGTTCTACAGAAACTACACTAACAGGTCTTGATATAAACACTGATTATATTGCAACCGTTTTAGACAAAGATACATTCAAACTTTCTGTTCTTGGAGTCGGAAATACTGCGAATATATTTTTGAATAGAGGCGAATATGTTAATTTAGTTAGATCTGGAGTTGGTACTCATACTTTTAATCATCCACCAATTACCGTTACTCTTTCTGGAAAAACTGGTATTGGATCAGATTTTGTTGCTCAAATTCAACCAAGATTTAGAGGATTAATTGATAATATTCATATGAGTAACGGTGGAGTTGGTTATGGTGTTACTGATATTGTAGATTTTGAAAGAAATCCCGTTGTTCGTTATTCCGTTGGACAATCTTCTCAAATTAAAGTTATTACTAACAATGGCCAAATAACTAAAGCAATTCCTTTGAATAGAGGTCAAAATTTTACTTCTTCTCCAGATATTATTGTTGATGGGGATGGAACTGGTGCCGTATTAACCTCAACAATTAAAAGTGATGGTACACTTGATAAAATTATCGTAATTGAAGGTGGTCGTGGTTATAGTCCAGATAATACTACAATTCGTGCAGTATCTTTAGAATCTCTTTCTCAATCTAAATTGAAACCCAAATTGCAATCTTGGAAAATAAATTTATTCCAAGAAAATCTAGATAAACTTGAACAAGATGATGGAGTATTGACACGATCACTTACTAAAGATTATGGTATTCAATATGCTCACATTTATGCTCCGAGATATTTGAGAAGACTAATGGTTCCAAGTGACTCTGAAGGTAATAAGGCATATGGAACAAACGATATTCCTTTTAATAGAACAGAACTAGACTCGAAAAATCATTCTCCCATCATTGGATGGGCATATGATGGAAATCCCATCTACGGACCCTATGGATATTCTTTAAGGTCTGGTGGCATAGTTACTAGAATGAAGAGTGGATATATTGATGAATCTTCTCTTAAAGACAATAGACCTCCTAATTTTGCTTCTGGATATTTTATAGAAGATTTTACTTTTTATAGAGTAGAAGATGAAAGTGTTCTTGATGAAAATAATGGAAGATATTGCATAACTCCAGACTTTCCAAATGGAACCTATGCATATTTTTGCACTATAAGTGATCTTGTTGATGGTAGTGGAGTATTTAAAAATTATAAGAAACCTATTTTCCCATACGTAATTGGAGAAAATTACTATTCAATTCCAAGTAAATTTAATACTGAAAGAATTTCAAATCAAGATGATTTTGATTTAAATCAAAGTGATTATAAGAGAAACACTTCAGTATATAATTTCTTTGACAAAAATACAAGATATCCATACATTACACTTCCAAATGATCTAAAGCAAAAATTAACTACAAATACAGTTCGTAGAGGAAAGGTTGATTCTGTAAAAATATTAAGTGGTGGAGATTTATATAAAGTAAACGATAGATTAGTTTTTGATCAAACTAAATCTGGAGGATCTGGTATTGCTGCTAGAGTATCTTTTATTGAAGGCAAAAAGATATCAAGTATTGCATGTAGTACAGTATATAATAATATAGATCTTTATCCATCTACAAAAAAAGGCGAGTTTATTGCTATTGGAACAAGTCCCCATGACTATAGTGATAAAGATATAGTAACCCTTTCAAATTTTTCAACAGTAAAATCTCCATATAAAGGAAGTTATACAGTAACTGTTCCTGCAACAGAATGTACTCTTGTTGGTCTTGGAACAACGACTTATGCTTTAGATATTATTGGCAATAGTGGTTCTCCTGCATATCTGTATGTTAACAATACCAATTTTGATAAAATTAGAGAAAATGATATTCTTCAAATATCTGATGAAAAGGTTAAGGTTCTTAATGTCGAAAAACAATCAGGTAGACTTAGAATTCTCAGAGGTATTGATGGAACATCTTCACCAATTCACCTTGTAGGAACTGCAGCAACAATTTTACAAAATAAATTTTTGTTTAATTCTGATTATGACAATTCTTTTAAATTTAAATTAAATAGAGAAATTTATTTTAATCCTGTTGAATCTGTAGGATTATCTCCTAGTATTTCAAATCCAGGTTTAGGAGTTACTATAAGTTTTGCAAATCCTGGTACTGGAGCAACAAATGTATTTGTTTTACCGCAAAAAATTTATATAAAAGATCACAATCTTCAAACAGGTGATATTGTCAAATATAATAAAAATCGAAGTGATGCAGTTTCAATTAGTTATGAAGATACTACTACATCTATTCGTTTTGGATCTGATTTTATTGATGACAGAAGTTACTATGTTGCAAAATTTAATAAAGATTTTATTGGAATTTCTACAGTTAAAGTTGGTATTGGTTCTACAGGGACATTTGTGGGAGTTGCAGCGTCAACCAATAATATTGGACTAGTATATTTTGTCGGCGCTGGAAATAGTTCATATCATAGTTTTACTACTCAGTATCCAAAAATTACAGCAAATGTAGTTAGTAATAAAGTAACAGTTAGTACTGCAACTACTCATGGATTAAGTTCTGGGCATAGAATTGTATTTGACATTAAACCTAAGATTGAAAAAACTGTAGTTGTAAAATATGATGATTATAATAGAAATATTATAATAAATCCAAAAACGTTTGAACCTCTTGGTATTGATACAATTACCGGAATTGTTAACATTGAAGACCATGGTTTCTCGACGGGAGATAAACTTATCCATACTAGTGATAAAGCACTAGCGGCATTTAATCATAATACTGCATATTATTCAGTCAAAATTGATAAGGATAATTTTAAACTTTCGGAAACCTTATATAATTCTCAACTAGAGCAACCGATTACTGTTGTTGGTATAGCAACCACTACGGGAACTTTAAGTCCAGTTAATCCTAAAATTGATGTTGAGGGATATAGTATAGTTAAATTTGACTTATCAGATGAATCTTTAAAGTATACTTATTTTCAAAATGACTATCCTGCATTTGATTTAGATTTTTATGAAGATAATACATTTACAAAACCCTGGACAAAAAATTCAACAGATACTGAATTTAAAGTAATAAAAACTGGAAGAGTTGGCCAAGATTCAACGATAATTTTAAATGTTGATGATACCACACCAAAAGAACTTTATTATAATTTACTTCCCAAATATACTCCTGGAGTTCCACTACAAGAATCTAAAAAAGGTGTATATCTTGATAAATCTGTATCTGGCGCAGGTTCCATTACAATTATGGATAGTGCGTACTCAGGTTCGCATAAAGTAACAGTTTCTACTGCTACCAGCTTTACTTATAGTTTGAGTAAAGTTCCTGAAAATGATTTATATACTTCTGATAACGCATCATTATCGTATATAACTGATTGTACTCATACAGATGGATCAATCACTGAAATAGAAATGCTGAATACTGGTGAAAACTATAAGGTTCTTCCTGGATTAACTACAGTTACAACTACAAATGGTTTTGGATCCGTATTAGAACTGCAAAGTTCTGATATTGGAAAAATTGAAGATATCGAAATTACTGATTATGGATATGATTTCCCATCGGATCAAACACTTAATCCAATATTTTTCTACTCACAATCTTTACGTATTACTCCATTTACTTCTATTGAATCTATTGGAATTTCTTCTCTTGGTAGAGGTTATCTTGACGCTAAAAATTTAATTGTTGTTGATGGAATTACTGGTAAAATTGTAGAAGATATTGATCTTAGATTTAATAGTAAAGAATCTAAAGTAGAGATTCTTAAGAATACTTATGGAATGAATAATGTTCTACCAAAGATTTATCCGATTAAATCTGGTGCTGGTGTTCCAGTTGATGTCGGTCCTCTCAGTAATGGTATGGTATATGATCCAACAACAAGAACAGTTGCAGCAACTATAAAAACAGAATATTCTACTGGAGATTACTATCCATTTGTTGTTGGTGAAAAACTGATGGTTGAGGGATGTAATCCTGGTATTGGTTCTTCTGAGCGAGGGTTTAACAGTTATGAATATAATTATGATTTATTCACCATTACTGCGGTTGATCCTAACATTGGTGGAGCAGCAGGAGTTGTTACGTTTAGTATTGGAGATCAATTAGGGACTGGATTGAGTGTTATTGAATTTGATAAAATTGCATCTACTCCAAGATTACTTCCTCAAAGAGATTTCCCAATTTTTACTGTAGATATTAAACAAAATAAATTTATTGTTGATGAAATAATTAAATCTGGCAACAAAACAGCTATAGTTGAAGATTGGGACGAAGAATATTCAATTCTCAAAATTAACTCTACTGATGAATTTATTGCAAACGAAAAAATTACTGGAGTTACTTCAAAATCTAGAGGATTAATTGATGAAAATATATTCCCATTCAAAGCATATGGTAAGTATGGAAGTACTATAAAAAGAGACAAGGGATGGAAGCAAATTGCAGGTTTCTTGAATAATGACCTTCAAAGAATTCCCGATAATGATTATTATCAAAATTTCTCATATTCTCTAAAATCTACTGTACCTTTACAAAAGTGGAATGATCCAATTTCTGCAATGACTCACGTTGCAGGTTACAAAAAGTTTGCTAATTATCAACTTGAATCTTATCAAAATCAATCTTCGTTTACAACTTCACCAACTAAAGGTTCTTCATATGTCAATTTAATTAAAGACATTGTAGGAGTAATGGATATTAATTGTGTAAATGATTTTGATTTAGTAAGAGAAGATTATGCTGAACTTGGTGATGATTTAATTTCAACTAATATAATTTTTGAATCTAGATTCATATCTTCTTTTGATGAAGCAATTGGTAACAGAGTCTTGGCGATAGATGACATTAGTCCTTACTTTAACCATAGACCAAGAACAGAAGAATATGTTGACCTTGACGTATTTAACTTAGATAGTCATAGATTTTTAAGATACATTGTCCTTGCTAGAGATAAGAGATTTACTTCAGAAAGACAAGTATCAATCTTTGATGTAATTCATGATGATAATTATAGCTACAGTAACGAATATGGTATAACTAATACCACAGATAAAACTCTAGGTTCTCTTGATTTTGGTATTTCGGCAGGACAAGGTTTTGTTAGATTTTATCCTGTAGATGAAAAAGTAGATTTTAATGATTTTAATATTTCTTATATTTCTTACAAAATTGACGATGAATTTGCTGGCATAGGAAATAGTTCTTTTGGTGATATTGCTGTAATCAATACATCGAGTACCAAATTTAATAGTGTTGGAACTGGAGTTACTATTGTTTCCATTGGAAGCACGTATAATGCACTATCTGTTATGGTTTCTATTAATCCCGATAGTGGTTCTCAAAATGAAGAATTTGCATTCACACAGTTAAATTTACTTCATAATGGAACGGAAGTGTATAATCATGGTGATGATGGTTTTGGACAGTTATTTACAACTCTTGGTAGCAGTCCTGACAACGTTGGATATGGAACTTTCTGGCAATATCTTGATAATAATAATATTATAGTTGAATTTATTCCTAATGCAGGAATTGGAACAACTGCAGTAATTAATACTATTCAGGTTGGTCTCGCACAAACTGCAACAACAGGAATTTCAACTTATAATATGAATCATGCAAAACTTGAAGCTAGATCTACTAACATTCCATCTTCAGCATCCCCAGGAATCAATACTATTAGTGGATATCGTTTTATTGAAAATTCGGAAGAATATCATGCTACTAAGTTATATGTTAACGTTTCTGATAAAACAAATAATGAACATGAATCTTTAGAAATAATTGTCGTCGAAACAATTGATGCTGTTGGTGTTAGTAGCGAAAGTTACATAGTAGAATTTGCAGGTCTACGCACCTCTTCCGGTTTGGGTACATTTGGTGCAGAAATAGATTCAACTGGTTTTGGATTAAATGTACACTTTACTCCAAATGCAAATATTGAGACTGAAGTTAATGTTTTAGCTCATCACCTAAAGTCTGCTTCAAGTGATGATGTTGATACTCATCTCGATTTTACAAATGGAGTTATTACTGGAGATAGAGATGATTATATTGGAACATTTAATGCAGTTAAGACTGACTTTGATCTAACTCACGATAAGCAAGACATATTCGAATTTTGGTTTGATGGGGGCAATGTTGGAGTAGTTAGCGTAACAGATAATATTATTAAGTTACCAAATCATTTCTTTATATCTGGAGAAAAAGTTAGTTATTTTAGAAATGATATTAATGACAAATCTTCTGCGATTGGCATTGCTCAAACATTTATTACTGGAGTTGGTCAAACAACATTACTTCCAAATGATGGCGAAAATTTATTTGTAATTAAAGTTGATGATGATACTATTGGATTGGCAACAAGTCCTCAAGCAGCTCTTCTTCCTACCCCAACATTTATAGATTTCACTACGGTCGGGAGTGGAACTTCTCATAGATTATTGACAACCGATCAAAATTCTAGAGTTATTGTAACACTTGATAACTTTATTCAAAGTCCTATTGTATCTACAGCGATTACTAGTTCACTTAGAGTTACTGCTCTTTCTACTACAGATATTCTTGAATTTGTAGGTGTTACATCATTCTTTGGTGGGGATGATATTAAAATTAATGATGAACTTATGAAGATTACTGGAGTTGGCGTTGCTGGCAGTGAAACTAGAATTAGTGTTAGAAGAGCAAGACTTGGAACACGGTTCTTAAACCACCCCGCAGGATCTTTAATTACTAAAATTAGTGGAAATTATAATATTACCAATAGTACAATAAGTTTCTCTGAAGCACCTTATGGTCTTGAACCTGTAAGTGATCCTAATGTTTCTAGCGAAATTGATTGGCAGGGAGTTGCAAAAGGATCTACGTTTAGTGGAAGAAGTTACATGAGAGGTAAAATTACTTCGGCAACAACTGATACATATACCAATAATCATGTCTTCCAGGATATATCTGATAGATTTAATGCTATTAATTCAATTTTTGAAATTCGTGATGATGATGGAGTTCCAATTACTGGAATTGCAACTAATAATGCAGTAATGTTGGTGAATGGAGTTTTCCAACTTCCAGGAGTAACAGTGGACGAAGATTATCGTCTTGATGAAGTTGCTGGAATTACTAGTGCGATATTTACTGGTAATCCTAAAATATTATCAGAAGATGTTGGTATTAGTAGTTTCCCTGTTGCTGGTGTTATACAATCAATTGGTTCATCTGAAGGTTTTGGGTATCAACCACTGGTTTCGGCAGCTGCTACGGTGTCTATTTCGGGTCTTGGAACAGTAATTTCATTTAACTTTACTGGTACTGGCACCAACTCTTCTATAGGCAATACTGGAAGTGGTTATAGAAATAATGAGTTTCTAGAAATTTTAACAGAAACAAATCACATAGTTTCTGCTGGTACAACAGAAATCTTTATTGATAACCAAAATAGTGTATTCGGTATTCTTAATGAAGTTTATGACGGGACGAATACTTATATTGGTATTGGTACAATTAAGAAAGCATCTCTTTCTAAAGTTGCAAGTATTGGAGTTGGAAACACTTCAGTCAATCTTACTATAGGCAATCCAACTTTACTTGATATTCCCTCCGGAACTCAGGTAAGCATTGGTC